CCCGGATAGGTGTCGATGGTCGAAAAGCTCTTCGGCGTCGACCGCCGGCCGGACGCCCCCTTGTACGGCTGCACCCGGCCCGGAAAGAGCCGCGAGAAATCGTAGACCTCGGCGGTGCGGTGGCCCATCGCGTCCTGCACCGCCAGGTGCACCGGGTAGTAGAGCCCGTCGGCGTCGCGGTACTGAGCGCCGAACAACACCTGCCCGAGCGCCGCCAGCGTCGGCAGCGAGCCGTTGCGGATCAGCCAGCTCTCCTGCTCCAGCCCCCAGCCAAAGGCGCGGATGACGAAGCGGAAATACTCGTCCATGGTATCCACCCCGGCCACCAGCGCCGCCACCCGGCCCCGGCCCGGCACCAGCCCCTCCGGCCGATCGTCGCGCAGCGCCAGGATGGCGTCCTCGGCCCGGATCGTGGTGAAGTCGATAAACGGCTCGGCCTTGATCTGGGTCATGAAGTAGTGCATGTGCAGCTTATCTTTCAGCGCCCGCAGAAAATGATGCGCGCACTCCGACAGCGACACCAGCGGCGAGATCCACGCCGGCGAGTGAAAGCAGATCGTCTCCGGCCGGTGCGCCTCCAGCCAGTTAAACAGCTCCCGCGCCTCGTCCCACACCGGCACCGGCGTCTGTTTCACATCCCGCTCCGCATCCCGCGCCGCCCACCGGCCCTGCTGCAGCGCCGCGTCCCGGCGCCGATCGTCCCACTGGCTGCCGCACTGGCCGCAGACGTAACGGGCCAGCTTGCCCTCCAGCACCACCTGCGGATCGCGCTCGTCGCCGAAGCGGATCCGGTCGAACTCCATCAGCTCCATCCGGCCGCAGTCCGGGCAGCGGGCCCAGTAGTCGAACACCGCCTGGGCCTTGTTCATAAACACCGAGATCGCCCCGGTCGGCAGCGTCGGCGTCGAGCTCAGCCAGGCCTTGGCCCCATAACGAAACGCCCGGAACCGCTCGAAGAACAGATCGAGCGACCGGGCCTCTTTCTTCGACGGCTGCTCCGGCCACTTGTCGATCTCATCGCCGACCAGATACATGGCGCTGATATTGCCCAGGCTGGTCACCGAGCCGGCCCAGCCCATGTAGATCAGCATGGTCTGCAGGTTGATGCGCAGCGCCGCCAGATCGTCCGACGTGGAGGTGAGCAGCTTGCGCAGCCGCGGCGAACCCTTGAACATCGGCTGCAGGTAGTCGGTGGAGCGCTTCGACGCGGTGTCCCGATCAGGATAAACGACAAAGGCCGGACCGGGCTTGCGGTCGGCCACAAACCCGAGGATCGTCTCCACCCCGGCGGAGCTCCCGCTCTGCGGCACCTTGCAATTGCCGATGATCCGCACCGACGGAAAGAACGAGGCATCCATGATGCCCCGGAAATGCGGCATAAACGAATTATCCCAGCGCGACCCCTTGAGCGGCCCATAGGTCACCGTCCGATAGCGCGGCGCCCACTGCGACGGCCACAGCCAGGCCTCCTTGCGCAGCACCTTGCGCTCCCCGCCACACGGCCGCCAACGCACCCGGATCCGCTCCGCCCGCCGCCGATACCGCTCCGGCAACCAGTCCGGCGCATGCCGCAGCCGCACGGTCGTGGACTGGCGGATATCGATGCAGGGAGCGGGAGCGGTCATATCAAACAACCCTCATCAATCCAGATTCCAACCAATCGCCACCCCGCCGACCATCAGCCCGGCGGCCAGCAGCCACCACGGCAGATAAGCGAGCAGCACCTGCCCCTCGGTCATGGCAAAGCCGAGACCGCGCAACACGATGACCAACACCGCCCCGGCCACCACCATCAGCCACGCCAGCACCTTCAGCCACCGTCTCATGCCGGCCTCCGCAGCTGCTCCGGATAGGGAATATGGGCCCAGCACACTGGATCCAGGATCCGGTACCCATCCCGTTCGCTGATCCAGACGGCAGTGTCGTCATTACCGGTCACCGGGTCAGGACCGCGCCAACCGAAAAACACATCATCCAGTGTCCCGTCATAGACCAGCACCAACTCCCCATCATCCGGCAGCCCGTCACCGACCGGCCGCCACTCGATCTCCTGTCTCTCAATCATGACTCTCCCCTTGTCTCTCGTTAATCCTCGCCAGCAGCTCATCCCGGGAGACGAACACCACCCCGGCCGGCGGCTCGAACCGCTTACCCGCGGCCACTCGCTCGCCGATCCGGCAGCCGAGGCAGACGTTGTGCTCCTCGGACAGGGTGCCGGCAAAGGCATTTTTCACCAGGCAGCGCCGCCGGTATCGACTGCACATCGCAGCAAAGACGCGCTCCTCCAGCCAGGTCACCATCGACCCATAGCCGGCGATCGGGCACGGCAGCGCCTGGGCGATCTGCGCCGCCAGCCGCTTCGACAGCGTCTTACCGGTCAGCAGGTACAACCCGTCTTTCTTGATCTTCAAGGCCATGCCACCCCCTGCCGGTGCAGCAGCTCCTCCTCGCAGTCCTCGCACAGCGACCGCCCCGGCCCAACCTCCAACCCGCAGCCGGCACACAGCCACGCCGCCGGCGCGCTGCCGCCCCCCGCTTCGACCTCGGCACCACCGCCAAGAACCCGCTCGTCCATCACTCATTGCCCTCCAGGATCACATCAATCTCCACATCGGCGGCAAAATCCCCCATGCGCAGCTCCAGCTCGGCGACGATCGCCGCCACCAGCTCGGCCGCCCGCCCCTGGTCACCGCCGACCAGCTCGATCCAGTCCCCGGCCCGCGACTGCACGCTATGGTTCAGGTGCGCCATAAAGGCCACGGCCCGGCCGACGATGGCCAGCTCGTGTTCCTCCCGGGTGATATAGCGGCCGCGCTTGACGTTCAGCTCATACTCGTCCCGCTCGAAGTTCACCCGGGCCCGCTTCAACTCCAGCTCGGCCTTCTCCTCCTGCATCCGATCCAGCTTGTCGTTGACCTTCTGCCCGGTCTCGCTGTGCTTGAGATGCCGCTTGGCATACCGCTCCACCGCCGTCAGCGAGAACACCCCCTTGCGCGGCCGCAACTTCTTCTGCTTGATATGCTCATAAAACTGCGACCGCCCGATCTGCCACCCCTCCTCCTTCAGATACTCATAGACCCTGAGCGCCGTAGCAAACGACTCGGGCACCAACGCCTCGTCCGCCTCGGCGCCGGTCCCGTATTTCTCCGACAGCCGGGCAACCAGCTCCTCGAGGTCACGCCGCACCGCCCGCCACTCCTTCAACGATTTATCCGAGCTGGTCGACTGATATTCCTTGGTCGCGGAGACAAAACTATTGTTGAGCATCGCCAGCTCAATCCGGTCCTGGCTATCAACGACGGTCAGCAGCTGTTGGATTTTATCCTGCATGCACGCCTCGCTGCGCCTCAAGGTCGGCAAGCGTCCGCCCGTCCTCGAGCGCCGCCTGCCGGCCGGTGAATTCCTGCCACCGTCGCACAATCACGTCGGCGAAACGCGGATCCAGCTCGATGGTCCGGCAACACCGACCGCGCCTCTCGCAGGCGATCAACGTCGAGCCGGACCCGCCGAACGGATCGAGCACGATATCTCCGGGTCGGGAACTGTTGAGCAGATAATGCTCGATGAGAGCCACCGGCTTCATGGTCGGATGCAGCGCCGACCGCAACGGCTTCTCTATCGAAATGATGGAAGGGACCAGCGAGGCAACCTTTACATCGGTGCCGGAAATAACCAGCAGCTCCTCGCCGTATCGGATATGCCAGGACCCGTCCTCCTGGCGGGAAAACAGCGGCGGATCCCCGAAGCCGGCTATCGACTTCTTCTTCCTTCCGCCATACCAGCAATGCCCCCCCCCCGGCTTCCAGCCGTACAGGATCGGCTCATGCTGGTACTGGTAGTCGGACCGGCCCAGGGTCGCCTGGTTTTTACGCCAGATCAAACAGGTCGCGTACTTGAAACCGGCCTGGCGAAACTCCTGCCGAAAGGTAAACGACGGCTCACCATCGGCATGGGCAACATAGATCGGTCCGCCCACCTTGAGATGAGCAAAACACCGGCCATAGAACGCAGCCAGAAACTCGGAGAACACCTGCTCCGACATTTTGTCATTCTTGATTTTGCCG